GGCTGGTTCAGTTCCGGCTGCGCCACTTCCAACCATTTCAACGTCACAAGTAACATTGACTCTTGTATTACTTAAAAGCGTTTCGTTATTCCCGAGAAAACCGCGAATCAAATCCCTGCTGACCTCATCGGATTGAACAGGTTCAATGTTTAAATCACGAACGAGGATTGCGTTAAGACTTCCTGTAGGACTGGGGTCACTATTGTATGAAGACTCTTGCTTCACAAGTAGCGTTCTTTTTCTAGTAAACTTTGGCACGGCTCAACGGATTTTAAATATATGCTTACATATTAACCTGCTTGTGCTATTTAGCCGTAGTAAATAAATTATTGGGTTATGTCGTCAACTTCTGTTCTATATCGGACTGTATAACCCATACCAGTTACCCCAATTGGTGAATCCCCATCTATTGCTTCAAAGGTGACATTAGTGGGTTGAACATCTATCGCCTCGCCGCCTAACGTTAAATCTGCCATTAGTTTTGAATGGGCTGAAACGACTGTTGCATCTGCCTGTTCATCTGGTACATCGCCACTACTTAAGACCGTAACCGTTACAGACAAAGACCAATCAAGGGTAGGAAGAGATGTGTTTTGTTCCGCTGCATCATTATTCCATTCAATTATTAACGCGGGAAGTTGTGAACGTTGCGCAAGAGGTATCGTTCGGCTTCTATAAATGCGTGCTCCTACACCTGTTGTATTAGCTAACGCCGTTTTGATTGCGTCTAATATGTCCTCTCGTTTCGATGCCATTGTTTAAGTCTTCTGTAAAGAAATTTCACGGGTTAAATTATCAAGTCCTGATTCATTAGTCCTAACGGTATAAGCAACAGAATCAACCGTTATTGAATCGCCTGTAACCAATGTTCCAAAGTCTGAATTTTTGCAATGAAAAACGTAATCAACAAATATAACCTGATCACCTGCAACTACCGAGGTCGGTTGATCTAATATTCCATCCGCTGTAGTTCCGCCACTTGTCGCACTAACGGCAAAATCTGAAAAGAAGGCGTCTAGGTCGTCACTCAGTGC